AGAGAGGGTTTATCAGTGAAGTCGATCAGCACACAACAGATTTTGAATTTCATGCGCGAAGGTCAAGCGTACTCGCGCGCATCGTTCTATCGCGAGTTTCCCGACGTCGACACGAAGCTCGTGAACGACGCGCTGCAACTGCTCACGAGCCGCGGCGAGATTTGGAACGGGAACATGCTGACTTACGTCAAGTTCGCGCCGAAGAGCACTAAGGCGAGCACAGTGCCGCAGATTTGCCCCTCGCACACTTGGGGCGATCTGACCGGGTACGAATCGAACCTGCGGCGATTTCGCGGCACTGCCGAGGCAACGCGCGGCGAAGGGTATGCGGCGCCGGAGTTCGGCGGGAACGCGATGACCGGGCGCGCGAGCAATGAGAGTTTCCAGCAACGAGCGGTCTCGATTCGGGTGATGCAATGAACATTTACCGGCACAAATTCATCGCGGCATGTCCCGCGAACGGCGCGCAAATCGCTTACGAGCTCGTGATCGAGACCGAGCAAATGATTCGCGTCGAGCACATCACGACAGCCGCCGCGCTTCACAAATCCGGCTATCACGAGGAAATCGCCGACGACTTCGCGAAGCGCTTCGGCGGACGACAAACCATGCGCGCCCATCATCACGGCGTCGACATCGAGACGCAGCGGGGATTCGATGCGCCATGCGGCGCAAAGCTGACGCAACGCGTTCAGGTCGGCGCGACAGTGTTCGAGAAAGGGACTTCGGGCGAACTGGCTGTCGCCGCCATCAAAAAGGGTTCGGCGTAATGGCTACCGTGAAAATAACCACCGTCGCACAGTGGCCGGAAGCGCCCCTATGCGTAGGCGAGCGCCTTCGAGGTCTGCGGGTAGAGCGCGGGCTGCTTCAGTCGACCGTCGCGAAGGCCGTAGGCTTGCAGCCGAAGACCATCGGCGGTTTTGAGCGAAGCGCGTATGACCCAAGCTGGAAAAATTTCACCGCGCTCGCCAAATTTTACGGTGTTTCACTTGACTGGCTGGCGGGGCTGGAATGATCCACTATCACGGCTTGCCGATCACGCCTGCAACGGCGGCAGTAGAAGCGATTTCCGGCGGTCACGCGTTCGTGTCGTTCCGCCATCCGGGGCAACTCGGCGTCGCGATTGAGTGCGCGCAAACCTTCGCGGTTGACAACGGCGCTTTCAGTGCATGGCGAAGCGGAAACCCGGTCACAGACTGGCGCCCGTTTTACGAATGGGTCGCCGAACTGCACCGATACCCTGCGTTTGACTTCGCGGTGATTCCGGATGTGATCGACGGCGACGAGGCCGCGAACGACGCGCTGCTCGACGAGTGGCCCTGGAAGGATAGCGCCCCCTGGATCGGCGCCCCTGTGTGGCACTTGCACGAGAGCCTTGAGCGGCTTGAGCGCATGGCGTTTAAATGGCCGCGCATTTGTCTCGGCAGTTCTGGCGAGTTCGCATCAGTCGGCACGACCGCCTGGTATGCGCGCATGGCTGAAGCGATGAACGTTCTGTGCGACAAAAGCGGCCGGCCGATTTGCAAGATTCACGGTCTGCGCATGCTTGATCCGGACGTTTTCACGCGCTTTCCATTCGCCAGCGCAGACAGCACGAACATCGGTCAGAACATCGGCATCGATAGCAAATGGCGCGGCCCGTACACACCGGCCAGCAAAGAGGCGAGAGCGCGAGTGATGCGCGAGCGGATTGAGGCGCACCAATCGCCGATGTTTTGGAATCGCGAAGTGGCGCCGATCCAGGCGGAATTTACTTTGGAGTTGGCAGCATGAGCATTGCAATCGGATATGCCGCGGCACTCGTGCTAATTCTAATCTTCAACCGCGGGGCGAATCGGTGACCGATCACGACATTATCGGCGACGCGCTGAAGCTCTACGCGGCGCGCGCCATCGAAGAGGCCGGCAAGCTGGCGCAGAAGTCGTTCCGGTTCCCGAACGGGGCGCCAGCGAGCGCGAAGCAGGTCAGCGCAGCGCTCCGGCTCGCGGAGCGCGCGCGGCAACTGTGGCTAAACCATCAGAAGAATGTCGCTTGACATAACGCAATTTATCGAAATTCGCGGATCGTGTTCGCTAGACGATTGTCATCCTCTTGGGTCCATCCTGGCTCGAAAGAGGTCAAGCTGTGCCACAGCATGTAAGCGCCCCATGCCCACGTGCGCCCCAGTTCCTTGTCGGGACCGTTGAGGGCGCCCCGAATCTCGCGCTCGGTCTTTTCGGTCAATTCGGCGTAGGTCCAAGATTTCATGTTTGCGAATTAGAAGTTATCGTTCTGAAATTGCGCACAGGGTTACGCACCGTTTCTGTGGATAACTCGTCAAAACGCGAGCGTGCCTTGCGGGTCGGGTTCGAACTCGAACCGCAACGCCGTCACCTTCCGGCCCGACAGAACCGGCGACCATTTGACGAGCAAGCCGTTCTTTTCGCGCAGTTCTTTCACCGCCGGCTCGATCACGCGCTCGCGCAGCGCCTTGAAATTCGCGCGATATGTCGGGCTGGCGTCCATCACGTCTTGAAACTCTTCGATCGTCGGCGCATAGCGGCCGGCGCCTTGCCACGACTTCAGGCACTCGAACAGGCGCCAGGAATAGACGGAGCGGAACGCCGCCGCGTGTCGCAGCTTGTACGTCGTGAATTCTGTGCGAAGGCCGAACAGAAACGGCACGAGGTCGGGATGCCAGCGGACCTCGACTGTTCCCTCGCCCTTCGCGTATTTGCCCGTAATGACCCAGGCGCGCACCTCTCGCACCATGCCGCGCCGGGTCGGATGCTCGACGACGACTTTCGGTTTCTGAAGCTCTTCGGCGCCGGCTTGCAACTGCTGATAGGCGGCGTCGAGCGTGATGCCGAACGTTTCAGCGTATTCCATCGCCGACAGCTTGACCGTTTGCATTTGCTGATCCATCAGGCCGCGCGCGTCGGTGCTGTCAGTTTTCGCCAGCGCGGCGGCAATGAAACGCTTTTCTGGAAGCGTCAAGCCGTGCGCTGATCGCGTGATGGCGTTCGCCATATTCACCTTGCGCTCGGCGATTTCCGTCTGACTATTGGGCTTTGCCGCGAGACTGGTTTTCATTGGAACAGGCGCTCGGTTATTGGAACGTCCGTTTATCTTGTTCCAAGAAAACCGATTTCGCAAGCGCGAGGCGCCCGTTTTAAATACGTTTTACCGTTTTACTTCGTTTTAGGCATGGTCGGAGCCTTGTCCCGCAAGGGTTTGCGGGACGCTATTGGAACAGCGACTCGGTTCTATTGGAACAGCGGCTCGGTTCATTGGAACAGCGGCTCGGCTTATGGAACAGCGGCTCGGTCGTATCCACAGGCTATCCCTCCTGCTTTCTGAGTCGAGCAAGCTCGCGGCGCGCACCTTCGACCAAAACATCAGACATTGGAACGTCGGTCAGTTTCATGTACGCGCGCAATTCTTCGTACAGGTCTTTCGGCATGTTGACGGTCATTTTCTGCGTCGCCTCGCGCTCGCGGAACAGCGGACGAGCGTCGCGCGCGGTCGCAACGTTCGCGGGCTTCGGCGCGGCTTCCGGCGGCGCACTGACAAAGGCATCGACCATGCTGCGATTGAGCGGCGGATTAGCCATTGAATACCCCTGCCATGAGCGTGCCGAATTCGTCGATCGCTTTGCCGTCGCGATAATCCGGCGGCAATTCCATCACCGAAAGACCGAGCTTTGCCGCCCTTCGATATGCAGCGCGATCGATAAGGGTCGGCCCTAACTCGAATTCGTCGCTCATCTCTTTTATCAGGTCAATCGATTCTTCGAGTTCCGATTTGATGTAGTGCGGAACGCCATTCACAAAGGCGATCACGCGCACCGGCGTCGGAAGCGCCCTCCTTCTGCGAATCAGTTGCCCTGTCTGCGCAAGACTCCACGCGTCGAATTGTCCGATCGAAAGCGGAATCAAGATTACTTCGGCGACCGCCGCAGCGACTTCGCTCTCTGTTCCGAGGCTCGGCGGGCAGTCGATGACGATGTGATCAAAATTCGGCGAGTCAGCGATGACCGCGTGCCCGTAGTTGCGCTCGGCGCGAACGACGCTAAGGTTCTGTGGCACGCCTGCATCGAGCCGCACCTGCCCCCATTGATACGCGCTGCTCTGATACGGGTTGGCATCGTACAGGCGCACGGCGCCGCCCTGCATGGCAAGCGTACCGGC